TCTTTAACCCCGGACTGGTCACCGATTTCGTGTGGCGTAACTTTGTGGTCGATCCACCAGAAGATACGCTGATACGCAAAATCAACTACGACGAAAACCCGTTCCTTTCCGACACCATGCTGAAGGTTATCGAAGCCGCCAGGCGGCGTGATCCAGACGGGTTTAAGCACGTTTACGAAGGCGTACCGGAATCTGATGATGATGCAGCCATTATCAAACTGTCATGGATAGAGGCAGCGGTAGACGCGCACAAGGTTCTTAATTTCGAGCCAAGCGGGCGTAAGCGTATTGGCTTCGACGTCGCCGACAGTGGCGCGGATAAATGCGCTAACGTCTATCGCCATGGTTCTGTCGTGTACTGGGCTGACGAGTGGAAGGCGAAAGAGGATGAATTACTTAAGAGCTGCCAGCGCACTTACCAGGCAGCGCTGGAGCGCGATGCTGATATCGTCTACGACTCGATAGGCGTCGGGGCGTCTGCTGGCGCTAAATTCTCAGAAATTAACGAGGATCGTAAGCGCGAAAACATGAACGCATCACGCATCAACTATCAGCGATTCAATGCTGGCGCAGGCGTGAACGAGCCGGACGATGAATATATTGGCATTCCGAACAAGGATTTTTTCGCCAACCTCAAAGCGCAAGCCTGGTGGCTGGTAGCGGATCGCTTCCGTAATACCTTCAACGCGGTAAAGAACGGTGAGCAGTACCCGGTAGATGAGCTGATAAGCATCGATTCATCCTGTCCGCTGCTGGAAAAGTTAAAGCTAGAGCTGACCACCCCGCACCGTGATTTTGACAAGAATGGTCGCGTAATGGTGGAGAGCAAGAAAGACCTCGCTAAGCGTGATGTTCCGTCACCGAACGTGGCTGATGCATTCATTATGGCATTCGCCCCGACTGATACGGCAATGGATATCTGGGAAGCCCTGGGAAGAGGTTAAACATCTGGAAATAGCCACCTCACGCCGAAAAATCCCTATTCACTTTTTGACCCTGTTTATGCACGTTTTATTCACGCACTTTCTGCTACTTATCCTGATGAAATAAGCCTTTGGCGGACATTTCATCATGGGAGGGATCCGGCTGGTGCGGGTAACAGTCATTATGTTAAATCGGGCCATTTTTTAACAAATTATCTGATCCGTCACGGGTATCGAAAAACCGGAGCATCATCACCATGGCGAAAAAAACGGGACGAGTCGCCACGGCGGATTCGTACGATAACTTTATGGCCCGCGTCGGCATGCAGCAGCCTAACCAGCACGCTGCATCGACATATCGGGCGAACTATACCAGCCGTAACCGGTTGCTGATTGAGTATGCGTACCGCTCCTCTTGGATTATTGGCGCCGCTGTCGATTCGAAAGCGGACGACATGACCAAAAAGGGCGTTCGCATTACCAGCGAGATTGACCCGAAACGTCGGGGAGTGCTGGAGTCACGCTTTGATGAGCTACAACTGTGGGACTGCATCAACGAGACGTTGAAATGGTCCCGGCTATATGGCGGGGCTGTTGCACTGATCCTTATTGAAGGGCAGGCACCGTTAACGCCTTTGATGTTGGATAAGGTCGGCAAGGGAAGTTTCAAAGGGCTGGCCGTCCTCGACCGCTGGATGATTAATCCGCAACTGACCAGGCGCATAAAAGCGCTTGGGCCCAACCTCGGCAAGCCAGAGTTCTACGATATTGTGACGACGGCGCAGGGGCTGCCTGCCTGGACAGTTCATCACAGTCGCCTGATCCGCATGGATGGCGTGAAACTGCCGTACCAGCAGAAAATCACCGAAAACGAATGGGGTATGTCCATTGTTGAGCGTATTTTCGACCGTCTGACATCCTACGACAGCACCAGTGTTGGCGCAGCCCAGCTCGCGTATAAGGCGCATCTTCGTACAGTTAAGATTAAAAAGTTACGTGAAATTATCGCTTTGGGCGGCAAGCCATTCGAAGCGCTGATCAAAAACATGGAAATGGTCCGCCAGTTCCAGACGAATGAGGGGATGTCCCTCTTTGATTTGGAGGATGAATTTGAAACTCATTCTTATTCTTTCGCGGGTCTCTCTGACCTCCTGGGGGAATTTAAAGAGGATATCGCGGGGGCTGTTGGCATTCCTCTTGTCCGTCTGTTCCGCCAGTCACCGAAGGGTTTTTCAACCGGTGATGCTGACCTCGCAAACTACTACGATGACGTGGGGACGCTGCAGGAGCGAGATTTACGGCCTCACATCCGCCTGTTATTCGATGTCCTGCATCGCTCAGAGTTTGGCGAGCCGTTGCCGGAAGATTTCACCTTTGAGTTTAACCCCCTGTGGCAGATGAGCGACACCGATCGCTCTACGGTGGCGACTAACACGACTACCGCTCTGGCAACTGCTGTGCGTGATCTGGGAATGTCACCGGCTGCCGCGCTGACCGATTTGCGCGAACTGGCGGACGTTACCGGCATCGGTGCTTCAATTAGTGATGAGGATATCCAGAATGCGGCGAAACAGTGGGAGGAGATTGAATCTCAAACCGAACCTCCGCCGCCGGTCGGAGCGCCAGTATCAGAAAAGCCTACTGGCGATAGTCGACCAGATAAATCAGATCGTCACCGGTTCATACGATGGTTCACAGGCAAGCGCTGATGGCATTGCCAGAACGCTCATCGACTACTCTGGCGTGATTGATGACTGGGCCGAAATGGTCGGCAAGAAGATGTTCGCCCAGGTGGAGCAGGAAGAGTGGAACCAGTGGCGGTCTGTCTCTGAAGAGATTTCTGTGGGCCTACGAGATGTGGTCAGCAATACCCCGATCGGGATGGTGGCCCAGGATATTGTCTACCGCCAGATTCGCTATATGAAGTCCCTGCCGTTAGAGGCTGCGGGCCGAGTAAGGGAAATCCAGGAGCGTGCGATACAGGCCGTTATCAATGGTGAGCGCCCGGATCAACTATACGAGATGATTATGCAATCCGGCGACGTTGCAGCCAGTAGGGCGCGAATGATAGCGCGTACGGAGATTGGCCGAGCTACCGGAGCATTGACACAGGCGCGAGCTCTGGCTGTAGGCTCCGAGGGCTACTGGTGGCGCATTGAAGGCGCTGGAACCCGACCATCACATCGCAAGATGAAAGATAAGTTTGTGCGCTGGGATAACCCGCCAACGCTCGACGGCATGACTGGCCACGCAGGGTGTTTGCCTAACTGCAAATGCTGGCCGGAAGTACAGGTGCCGGGGCCGAGAAAATAATACATAATTTGTGGATATCAACTAAGTAGGGATGCCACATGACAATAAAAATTGAGCGGTTAAACGGATTTGAGTACCACTATGAGAAGCACCCACTGGGTGGAACATGGGTTTATTATTGGTATTTCAGACCAGTGGGGCAAACTGAGTGGTGCAATTTTTACTTGCCAACTGGCAACGCTAAAAAAGCGGATATGATTAGCTTTTTAAAGAACCCAGAGGATTCCGCCGCCCACTATAAGTCTTGGTTTGAAACCGTCAGTGATGTTGAGAATGCAGAGCTAAACCTGAGCAGAGCTCAAGCTCATCTTGAAAGGGTTTCTGATCCGGAATGGGGAGGGCGTGGTAATAACCCAGACAAGGATGCGAGGATAAAAAGACAGGCCCTCGATGATGTTGATAGCGCTCTTCGAAAGTTGGAAAAAGCTAAACGAATACGACAACAGATAACCAAATAACTGAGGCCGCCATTGAGCGGCTTTTTTATTGCCCGCAATTCAGCAGGTAAATCATGAAATATTTCTTCAAAACCCGCCTTGGGAATACGCGATTCCAGCTTGCTGACGGCTCAGTGCTGTTTAAAGACGTACCCATAGGGCGCACAGGCGAGCAGGAATACGACAAAACCGAGCGGCCAGAGCTAACCCCTGACGTGCGCGGGAAGATTATCGTACGGCGGACGCCTGAAGAGGTGTTCAGTGAGCGATCCATTGCCTCTTTCGAAGGTATGGCCGTAACGATTGGTCACCCTCGTGATTTCAATGGCGACATTATTTTTGTTGCTCCTGAGAACTGGCGGCTACTGGCGCATGGACACATTCAGAACGTCAGGCGCGGGGAGGGCGATAAGTCCGATCTGCTGCTGGCAGACGTCATTGTTAAAAGCCCCGAAGGGCTTCAAGCCATTGATGCTGGCGATGACGAGGTTAGCTGTGGATACGATGCTGACTACGAAGAAATCTCACCCGGCCTCGCGATTCAGTCTGCGATAACCGGTAACCATCTGGCCCTTGTCCCAAACGGGCGGGCCGGTTTCCGTTGTAAAATAGGGGATGCTATGCCTAGCACAACTAAAAACTGGTTTACCCGGCTCATGAAGGCCCGTAAAACCAACGACGCCGCTGAAATGGCGAATCTTGTTGATAACGCGCCTGACAGCGTCACAGGTGATGACGACGTGAGTTCTTCGCTTACGCCAGGTGGAGTGGTGATTAACCTTTCACCGCAAAGCCCGTTACCTGCGCCTACTTTGCCACTCACTGGCGATGAAGATGAAGAAATCCCCGCATGGGGGAAAGCGCTGATCGAAGCGTTTTCCAAACTGACCCCGGCAGCGGCAACAGGTGATGAAGATGAAGAAGAGAAGGACGAGAAAGAGGGCGCCGTTACTGGTGATGCCGCTTATCGTGCCGATCTGATTCAGCCTGGTATCCAGTTACCATCCTCGGCAAAGCCTACTGCGTTTAAACGTTCAGTGCTGGCAACCGCTGATCAGGTAATGGTCCGCTCTATCGTGGGTGATGCTGATATCACCAAACTGAAAAAAGCCACTGTTGACATGGCCTTTACGGCAGTGTCAGAGCTGGCTAAGAACCGCAATACCGCAGCTAAAACCGTTGACGGTTTCCGCTCCATCAACTCCAACACCACCAAAACCATCGCGGAGATTAACGCCGCCGCGAAGGAACTCTGGGCTAAACACTAACGGGGCATTCAATGGATAACACGTTTCTTTACCGGATGCCTGCGGGCATCGCCGGGTCAATCTCACGTCCGCAGGATCTGACGGTTGAACCTCAGACGCTGGACAGCACAAAGGTTTTCGCCGCGTACGGTCTTGCCGGGAAGTTTTCGTCAGGTAAGTTTGTGCCGATTGAGGCGGGTGATACGGCTGCTGTTGTGGTGGGTATCTATGTTCGTCCTTACCCAACTACAAATCAGCCCGACAAAGTGCGCCAGATCGGAAGTGGCTACAACTTCGCGGGCGACTGCATGAAGCGTGGTTATGTCACGGTCAACATCGGTGCTGATGCCAGTGCTGTAACGCTTGGCGGGGCTGTTTTTATGCGTGTGGCTACACCGACAGCATCAAGCCCGCTGGGTGCATTCCTGGCCGCCGCTGACAGCACGAATACCGTGCAGATCACCAACGCTTACTTCAATGGCCCTGGCGACACGAACGGCAACATTGAACTGGCCTTTAATATTTAAGGAAATCGCAAATGCCAATGACATTTGACCAGGCAACAGTCGACAGTTCTGGT